TCAGCCTTTATTTTAAAAATTACACAAGATAGCTCTGCACGAACAGTAACTTTTCCATCAAGTGTTGACTTTGCTGGAGGCAGTGCTCCTACGATTACATCATCAAATGGAGGAGTTGACGTGTTTGGTTTTTTAACTGTTGATGGTGGAACAACCTATTATGGATTTACACTAGGACAAGCATTAGCGTAAGGGATAAAGTATGTCAGTATCAAAATTATTATCAGCAGCAAGTGGAGTAGGTGGAGAAAGTCTTGATGTAGATGATGTTTTCAGCATTGATTTATGGAATGGAAATAGTAGTACTCAAAGTATTACTAATGGAATTGATGTAAGTGGGGAAGGGGGTTTGATTTGGATAAAATCTAGGGATTATAATACTTCTACTAATGGTGGTTATGACCATTGTTGGTTTGATACAGAAAGAACATCTCCTACTGCTAACGCTATTCATTCTAATAATAATGAAGCTTCTGGTTCAGAAGTTGGATTTCAAAATTTTAATGATGATGGATTTTCACTAAGCAACGATAGTAGTGGTGGTCAAAAAATTAATACTTCAGGAAATAGATATTGTGGTTGGACTTTTAGAAAAGCATCTAAATTTTTTGATATTGTAAAATATACTGGCGATGGAAATTCAAGCAAAACAATATCACATAATTTGGGCACAACTGTAGGAGCAATTTTTATTAAAAATGTTTCTAATGCTGCTGATTGGAAGGTTTTTCATCGTAGCCTCGGAGAAACAAAAGCTTTAACTTTAAATGCTACAAGCACGGCAAGCACTAACTCATCTTTTTTTAATGATACAGCACCAACAACAACTGCTTTCACTGTTGGAAATTCAACTGATGTAAATAATAGTGGTCAAACTTATCATGCTTTTTTATTTGCACACCATGATGATGATGGAGATTTTGGTTCTGAAGGTGACCAAGATATTATACACTGTGGTAGTTATACTGGAAATGGCAGTACAACTGGTCCAACAATTACTTTAGGATTTGAGCCACAGTGGATACTTTTAAAACCCTCATCAATAGGTCTTAATTGGTTAATGTATGATATTATGAGAGGTTGGAGTTTTGATGATAGTGATTTTTTTATAATGGCAAATACAAACGATGGTAGTCCATTGGGTTTTTTGCCTTCTGAAATAGACCATTCAACAAGCTTTGGTGGAAATTTTGCAGACCCAACACCAACAGGTTTTAAAATTAAATCTTCAAGTGGTGCAGTAAATGGCAATGGGCATACTTACACATATATAGCTATTGGTCGTTCTACAAAAGTGCCGACTGCGAGTAGTCAAGTTTTTAAAGCTAATTCTTATGCTCAATTTGAGCAAGGAACAGGTGCAAAAATAACAACAGGATTTCCTCTTGATATGCAAATTGCAACATATAGTTCTTCTAGCAGTCCTGAAGAGTCAGTCCGATTGTTTGATAGACTCAGAGGTTTAAGAACAGGTAGTGCTGCTTTTGACACTCCATCGTTAACTGTTAACTCAACTAGCTCAGAAGATGCGTTTACCAATGGTACTAATGGAGTTGACACTACTGGATTTGCAGTCGCTACAAATTATAATGATAAAGATGCAGTTTTTTGGAATTGGAAGAGGGCAAAAGGTTTTTTTGATATTGTTGAATTTGTAGGAGATGGAAGTGCTGGAAATCATGCTCATCGTCTTGGGGTCGCACCAGAAATGTTTTGGATTCGAAGCAGAGGTAGTGCAAGCTGGGCAGTGTTTCATGCTAGTCATGGAGCAACAAAGGGTTTGTTTTTAAATGATAGTGGAACAGGAGCAACGACCTCTGGATTTTTTAATGATACTGCACCCACCTCATCTGTTTTTACAGTAGGTGCTTCTTTCAATCAAGCTTCTAGTACTATGTGTTATTTATTTGCAACTCTTGCTGGAATAAGTAAAGTTGGAAGCTATTCTGGCAATGGGTCTAATCAAACAGTAGATTGTGGATTCTCATCAGGTTCTTCATATGTTTTAATTAAACGCACCGATGCGACAGGCAGTTGGCACGCCTTTGATTCATCGAGGGGGATAGTAGCTGGAAATGAACAAGCATTACTTTATAATGATGCTTCAAAAGTAAATAATACTGACAGTATTGACCCAGCTAACAGTGGTTTTATTGTAAATCAAAATACTACAACAAATTTAAATGTTTCAAGTGCAACTTACATTTTTTATGCAATCGCAGCTTAACAAAGGATTATATTAATATGGCAGAATACAGACACAGAACAAGTGGTGAAGTAAAAACAAAACAGGAATGGAAAAAACATTTTAAAAATATGTCTACACCTTCCGTGTGGAATCAGAATGTTTGTGACGCAATGAATATTGACCCTATTTTACCAAGCCCACCAGCTTCAATAACTTCTTATCAAATCAGCGTAAGAGATGGAGTTGAGCAAGATGCAAAAGGCAACTGGGTAGAAAAATACGTTGCTCAAGATATGTTTGTAGCAACATCTGAAAAAACAAAAGAAGAATTAGAAAAAGAATATCAAGCTAAAATAGACTCTGGTGTGGCTGACCTTGTTAGAAGTCAACGCAATCAACTTTTAGTAGAGTCTGATTGGACAATGGTTACTGACAGTCAGTTGAGTGACTCTAAGAAAACAGAATGGAAAACATATAGACAAAAGTTAAGAGACATTCCTGCTAGTTCGGGTTTTCCTAACTCTATTACTTTTCCAGATAAACCTGAATAATAAACATGAGGAGATAGAACAATAGACCCTATATCGATAGCGTTAGTTTCGTTTACTGCAATAAAGAAAGGCATTGCTCTCGGAAAAGATTTGCAGTCCATGAGCAAAGATATAAACTCTTTATTTTCTTTTATTGATGGAGCGAAAGAAGCACATAAGAAAAACGATAAGAATGACCCATTGTCATCTTATATTGCTTATGAAAAAGCAAAAGACTTTGAACAAGATTTAAGAAGAATTATTATTGAAAGCCGAGGCATGTCTGGTTGGAATAAGTTTCAACAGTTTCGCACACAAGCCAACGAACAACAAAGAAAAAGTAGATATGCTGCAATGCAAAAGAAAGAACAGATAATAACAATACTTTCGATTACAGCAGGTATTTTAATATTCATAGCAGGTGCTGTAGGTATTGTTTTATTTGCTAAATATTTAAAGGATTCACAATAATGGAAATAAACCCTATATTGTTTTGGAATGTGATACTAACTTTAGTTTTAGCTCCTGCATTTTGGGCTTTTCGTAATTTGTTAAGTGAAGTAAAAAGAATTGATATTTTGTTAAATAGAACAAGAGAAGACTATGTCACAAGGAATGAAATGAGAGATGATATGAAAGTGGTTGTTGATGCCCTTCATCGAGTTGAAGATAAATTAGATAGAGTATTGAGCAAGGATTAGGTAAATGGAAAATACAATGAAACCTCCTGTAACCCAAAAAATAATGCAAAGACGTTTTAAGGGTTTTACGCCACAGCAGAAGGCTATGATTTTAGCTACTAAAAATTTACAAGACGGCACACCTGCTGCAGCAAAAGAATTAGCTAAAGCAACATCAATAGCCATGAATGAGATTAACAAAAGATTTAATACTATGAAGTTTAATAAGGGGGGTACTTCTCGTGTTTTAGATGAAATTGGTGGTGATGTTGTAAAAAGTCGTGGTCAGTATTTTATTAAAAGTGATGAAGGGCAATATTCAAAACCTTATAAAACTGCATTGGACGCATACTATGCTAATCCTGATTCTTATATTAATAGAGTGAAAAAAAGGGATAGTGCTGTTGTTGGCATACCTGAGTCTGAATTTACCACGCCTCCGAGAACAATAATGCCCCCTCCACCAGAAGGGGAATCAGAGACCCCTCCACCAGAGGGGGAATCAGAGACCCCTCCTATTACTGAGCCGACTAATACAATCGCTCCTTCCACAGGTCCAGTTGATATTTTAGGATCTACTGAGGAAATTCTAAGAGGGAATGTAGGATTAAGTGATGCTGCAAATCCAGATCCTGTTTTAATAAGTGACGAAAAGGTAGCGGAAGGTGAAATTGATGAGAAGGTTGGTCAAGTTGATGCTTCTGAAGAAGGGAGTCCTACTGTAACTACCACTTTAGGTACGGCAACAACCGCAGCAGTTCCAGAGGCTAAAGCTCCTGCTACAATAACTGATCCACAGTTAACACAACCAAATATTGATGCAGCAGCACAAGTTGCTCCTGTAAGTGGAGCAGTAAGTCCTCAAGCACAAGTTACTGCACAACAATTAACGCCTCAACAATTAGCTTCACTTAATGTCGAAGCTGCTCAACTAGATACACCACAACAAATAGATGCTCCAGATCCAAGAGTTATTCAGTCTGGCGAGTTAGTTACTGGTATTGATGCAGATGCAACAAGGGCTGCCCAGTTTACGGAGCAAGTAGAGGCTGCTCAAGGTGAAGTAGGTGAATTGTCTACTGTTAAAGGGCAACTTGCTCAGTTACAAAAAGAGTTTGACAACGATGAAATACCTATTTGGGCAGTTGGTGCATACAGACAAACACAACAAGCATTGGCAGCTAGAGGATTGTCAAGTTCAAGCTTGGCAGGACAAGCTATTGTTCACGCTTTTATGGAGTCAGCTATTCCTATTGCTCAAGCAGATGCTCAAGTATTTGCTAATTTTGATTTGACTAATCTTTCAAATAGACAACAAAGAGCTATGTTAGCCGCTCAACAAAGGGCTACTTTTATTGGTTTAGAATTTGATCAAGCTTTTCAAGCACGAGTTTTAAATGCTGCAAAAATTAGTGATATCGCTAATATTAATTTTTCAGCTGAACAACAAATTGCAATAGAAAATTCACGATTAGCTCAAACAGTGGATATTGCTAATTTAAACAATAGACAAGCTAAAATTATGGCAGATGCTGGTGCAATGGTACAAGTAGATTTAAGTAACTTAAACAATAGACAAGAAGCGGTTGTACAAAATGCTAAATCCTTTTTGCAAATGGATATGTCTAATTTAGGGTTTGAGCAACAAGCCGCTATTTTTGAGGCTCAGTCTAGAGTTCAATCCTTGTTTTCTGATCAAGCTGCAATTAATGCCGCTAAAAACTTTAATGCTCAAAGTGAAAATGAAATGACTCGTTTTTTTGAGGGCTTAATTAATAACACTAATTTACAGAATGCAGCTCAACAAAACGCAATGGAGCAATTCAATGTAGACGCTGAAAATAGTATAGCTCAATTTAATTCACAATTAATTAATCAAAGAGAATTATGGAATGCGGAGAATCAAAGATATATTGCAGAATCTAATGCAAACTGGAGAAGAGCGGTGACAACAACAAACAACGCTACAACTAATGCGAGCCAACAAATAGCCGCACAAAATCAAGCAAATCTAGAAATGAGAGCTTATGATAATCTTTGGCAACGTAATCGAGATATAATGAACTTCGCATTTACAACAGCTGCAACAAAAGATCAATTTGCTCATGAATTACTATTAGCTAGTATGGAGAATAAAGGTGTAAAAACAATGGCTTCAGGAACACTACTTGGTGCAATTATTAATGGTTTCTTTGGTAATACAGACATATTAAAAAGTTTATTCCCAGTATAGGTTCATAAATGGAAAATTTAAAATCAAATTTTATAGAGTATGTTAAAGGTGCAAGTCGCCAAGACTTTGAAGAAATTAAGCCACCTAAAAAGGGTCTTATGAATCAAATAAAAAAGACTCCTAAAAAGTTTAATTTTCAGAAAATTATAAGAGACTTAAAACAACAATATCTACCGCCGCCTGACCCTTTGCCAGTTAAAGAAGACTCTAATATGGGGTTTATTACTGATGTGGTAGGAAAAATATTTAAAGATTCTGTTACTAGGCAAATTGAATATAAACAAAAAGTACGCAATAATGCTAACAAAATTCAAGATGACATGGAATATTTTAGTAGTAACATAGTAAATGTGCAACCTACTGAAACCGATCTTGAAATAGAACGTATGTTAAAAGAAGTAAATACACCAGAGGAGAATAAACAAGGCTCTACAGTAACCTCCACAGACACTTATGAAGTTCCTCCTTTAAACTTAGATTCAACTTCAAAAGAAAATTTAGATATGCCTGTTGAGAAAAAAGAAAAAATTCCTCCAATAAAATTCATAAATTATGCTGTATCTTTTTTTGAAGAGTTTGAAGGAAACTTAGGTGGAGACAATGTTACTGGAAAAGAAACTTTACCATATGGTATTTTAAAGAAGACTGCTATTAGAAAAAATATAATTAAAAAGGATGTCGAGACAGATCTTGAGTATGCAATTAGATTTTATGATACTTTAGAAAAAGAAATGATAAAAAAGTATTTTAGTAGTAAAAAAGGCATTTCTTATGATGATTTTAGTAGAAATGAAAAAGTATCTATATTAAGTACTTATGCTAATAATGGAAGCTTTGCAAGAATGCCTAAATATGAAAAGGCTTTATTAAAAGGAGATAGGGCAGAAATGGGTAGACAATTATTAGATGTAATATCAGTAACAGAACCAGGAGCAAAAGTTAAAACTACTTCTTCAGGTTTAGCTGTGAGAAGAGCTGCTGAATATAATTTACTTAATCCGAAATCAAAACAAATAGCTTTTGTTAAAATGGTGGGTGAGAACAATAAATTTAACACACCAGTGACATATGAATATAGAGATAAGGATAATAACATTATGTTTTCTTTTAGACCATCACAAAGACTAATATCTACGTCTAGTGTACCAAAAGACGGATCCTCTACAAAAGTTTATTCTGTCTTAAATAAATATAATGATTTTATAGAAAGGAATATATAAATGTTTAACTTTAACGCACCAATTCCTGGAGAATCTTTAACTAAAGATTTAGGAGGATATGCATGGGAAAACCCTCCTAAGTTTGATTTACTTGAGGATGCCTTAGATGATTATTTATTAGAAATGCAAAAAAAAGAAGTTAAAGATGATATATTCTTATTATTAGATATAGGTGTTCCTTTAGATATTGTCGTAGAAACCTTAACACTAAATGGAGTGATGAAAGGTAGACATAACATAGATGTTCAAATTTTGTTGATGCCTTTGCTTACAGAGTACATAAAGGCTTTAGCAGATGTTTTAAATTTAGAATATATCGAAAGTACAGAACAATTAGAGGAGACTCCTCAAGCAATGAAGGAGAAGGAAAATACTAGGTTGATAGCACAGTTGAATGCTGAGTTAAAAGGTTTGTCAGCTAAAAAAATTAAACAAGATACTGGTTTATCTTTAATTGAAAACATTAAAGAAACATTAGAAGAAGAAGGGGACATTATACCTCCAGAAGACAATGATATTGAATTAAGCTCTGAGTCTATTTCTGAGGGGGATTTAGACACTCCTCGTAAAGGTTTAATGAGAAAGGAAAAGTAATATGAGTTTTGCAGTTGGACTTGCTAACGAACTGGCTAGAGGTATTAAAGAGAGAACTGAAACTAGAAATAAATACATTTCTGAAGAAATGAGATTAGCTAAACAAGTGGGTATTCCTGCTCGTTTAGATAAACTGAATAAAGTCAATCAAAGTATGGGACTTATCCAAGATATTCGAGCAAATGTGAATGGGGATTTACCAGATGAATTTTTTTTAGCTGTTGCTGGAGGAAAAGCGGGTATCACTTTAGATGAGTTAAGAGCTCTTACTACCAAATCTGCTTTACAAAAAACACCTATAGATAATATCGATCTTCAACAGATTGTTTCTTTAAATGGTTTTAATTATGAAGCAGGTTTAAAAAGTGGTTTAAGTGAATTGTACGGCTTAACTCAACAAAAGATTGAACAAGATCCAGAACCTAAAAACGATAACACTTTCGGTAAAAATTTAATTATGGCAGGTTTTGCTTTAAATCCTCAACAAAGTGCAGAAGATTATTTAGAAACGGCAAGTATTTTAGGACTGCCAGTAAATGATGTGATTGCAGGTATTGGAAGAGACAAAGGCACAATACAAGGCTTTGATCAGATAACAGGTGAAGGAATATCGAGTATTGGTACACAGAAAAGTGAAGAATTTATTATGCAAAAAGATATGTTGAAAGAACGAAAACTATTTCAATCAACTGTATCGCAAGCACTAAAGATTGTAGCACCTGGTGTTTTAAAAGATTTAAGAATGACATCTGACGGAGATATTGAGTCTATTGAACTACTAAGTGGATTGAACCTAGAAGGGACTAACGCAGAAGCGTATAAAGATGCAGTGGTTTTACTTAAAGATAGTATTTTTAATGCAGTAACATACCAGTATCTTCTTATAAATAGGGAGTTTAAAGGACAGAGAGACGATGATTTTGATCGTAAGGTAATAAATGACCTTTCTGATAAAGTAAAAGAAGTAATAACTGAGTTTTCAAAAGAAAATAAAAAGTTTTTAGAAAATTCTATTCCGCAAAAAACCTTCGCACAAACTAGTGATGGTTTGACTGACGCTTTAAAACAAGGTCTTCAGCAAGTTAATGACTCTTATTTAGGAACTCCTAAGGAAGTAATCACAACAACTGAACCCCCAGGAGATGACACAACTAAACTCCTAGAAGAACTTATACAAAACTTTTCTAATAATAACCTTACAGATAAAAATTGGTCCAATGCTTCATATATTTCTGAACTTTCTGCAAAAGATTCCGTTACTGAAACTGTGCGTAAAGTTAAAAAACTTTTAGGGACAGACGAAAACATTAAAGAATTTGTAGATACATACGCAGGTACAACGCCAGGCACGAAATTAGGCACGGCTTACAAGATATTAGCACAATCTATGAAAAAACCAGAAAAAACTACTAAGACAGATGAAGAGATAATAGAAGAGATAATACAAGAGTTTTTACAAAGCAAGCCTTTTATAAATATAAGTAAGAGTATGGAGCAATTTATTGAAACACATGGCGAGGATAAAGTGAAGGAATTTGCACAAAAAAATGAAAAAGTGCGTGAATTGTATGACATTTATCTTAAAAATAAAAAACAACCTAAGGAGAAATCTAAAACTGAAGAGTATCTTAAAAAAGAAAAAGAGTATAAAGAAATTATTTCTAATAAAGATTATAAAAAGGAACCAGTTCCTAGAAAGCCCTCAAGTAAATCCATTTTCTCTACTACGGAAGAAAGAAAATTATGGGATAAATACTTTGGAGACACACATTCTTCAAATGGTAACCCTAAAGGAATGTTCAATACTGGTGGTCTTATGAGCAGAAGAGGTTAAAAATGGCTGTAATAAACGAAAAACTGTATTATCAAGCGAACAGTGATACTTTAAAAGATAGGACTTTTGCTGAAGCAGCTAGAGACAATACAAATATGCTACTAGATATGTATACCTTTTTAAAATCTCAACGTAAAGGGTATACACAAGACGAATTAGAGAAAATGGATTTAGACGATATTATAGGTGAAGTGAATGAACACTTTAGAGTTGGTATGGGAGGGGCACAAAATATCGTAACAATAACTAAAGACTTTAACTTTTTAAAAGATGAAAAGAATACAGATGCTGAAAAAGAGGCTTACAGTCGTTTATATGAAGCTTTCACCAATCAAGGGGAACAAGAAGGCTTTTCATTTGAAAAGATAACAGATTATGCGGAAGGATTTTTAACAGACCCTGCTAACATTGCCAGTGCGGCAGTAGGTTTAGGTACTTTTGGTTTGGGTACGGCTGCCGTTCAAGCGGGAAAGACAGTAGGTAAAAAAGCGGCAATTAATCAAGCAAAAAAAGAACTTAAAAAAATAGTACAAAAGAAACTCTTAAAAGAAACTGCTGTTGTAGCAGGAGTTGACGCAGCACTTGGAGCTGCTACAGGTACGATTGATGAATTTACAAAAGCTAGAATAGCAGAAAATGTAAATAAAGATTACAAGTTTAGCATGGCAAATGTTGCAAAAAGAGCCGCATTGCAGTCTGCTGTGGGTGCTACAACAGTATATGGTTTGGGTAAAATGCCTACCTTCAATCTCCCTTTTACAAGGATTAATATCAATAGAAGTAGAGAAGATGAAGCTATGAGAATATTTGATGCAGTTCAAAAAGGCATCAAAACACAAAAGGCTGTGTATAAAGATGCAAATGCAGCTGCGAATCAAGTTATCAAAGATATTAAAATAACTAAAAAACTTAAAACAAAAGAAGGTCAAGTAAGTCAAGATGCAGTCTTTAAAGAAATTAGTAAGAGATTATCATTTATAGATAAAAGCAAAAAGCCGTTGAATAAAGACTTAGTACAAAAAGGTCAAAATTTAAAAATCTATAATTTGTTAAGTGAAGAAACAAGAGACAACTCTGAAGTTGTAGGTGGATTTGATGTTGATACCCTAAAGAGAATTGCGGCAGCAGGAATGGACTTAGTTAAAACTTTAGATGTCGATGTGCAGTATATCAGTCCTGTCCCTAGAGTTGGCAAAGAAGATTTGGCTAAGTTAAGACTGACAATAAAAAATGCTGAAGGAAAAGTTTTACAAAAGAATAGACAACTTAAAAAAGGTGAAAAGCCTATTAACTTTACTGTAAAAGATGCAGAAAAACTAGATGAGGCTAAACAAATAACTCAAAAGTATAATCTAACAGATTTTGAATTTGCCAGTATTTATGATGAGCCTTCGATAGACTTACGAATTACAGAAAAATTAGCCGATGCAATTAGATATGGGATACCTTCTTCAGATAACGTAAAAAAGACTTTGAAGAGAAAGAAACCAGGCAGACCTTCAAATCAATACAATGCTGGAGTTAAATTAATTCAAGATTTAAAAACAAAGTATAAACTATCTGATACAGAGTTTTCATCTTTATTCGCTGCTGAGTTTTCTGAAGCAGGTAAAAAATTACAAATAGCTTCACAATTAGCTAACATAGATCGTAGAGATCAATTAGCAAAATTAACAACAAGTTTAGAAAAACTTTTTGAACCTGAAACATCTCCTTTTAGTCCTATAAGTTCTCAAAGAATAGTAGATGAAGCCAAAGATCAACAAAATCAATATGAAAAGTATTTAGATAAAGGAGTAACTTATAGAAAAGCTTATGATTTTCTTAGAGCTCTTTCTGACTCTAGAATTGCTTTTATGACGACTCAAATAGCAACAACTGCCCGTAATACTATTTTTGGTGGTATTTATGTTGGGCTTGATTCACTTGATTACACTGCTGCAAATGTTTACCGATTAATGTCAACAGGAACAGTAAGAGAAGAAATAGAAAAACAAGTTAGCGGACAACCTATTGTTAGAACAGCAAAGGATATGTCTTTAGTTGAAAGATTTAATATTTTTGATGGATCATTTGACGTAGTAAAAAGTTTAACTATTAACCGATCTGAAGCGGAAGCAATGCAGGCTCTACTTCAACAGCCCTACGCTAAAGAGTTAAACTATTTATTTAATAGTCGAGGATTGATTGAAAGTGAAATGACTTCTAACTCCAAGCTATTAAATGTAGCTACAAAACTTAATGTTCTAAATCAATTTAGTGACCATCAGTTTAAAAGGGCTGTGTTAATGGGTAATCTAAATCGAAGACTCAAAGCCGCACCTAATGCAGACGTTGTAGGTAGAAACATTTTTGAAGTTATGCAAAGAGGCACAGCTAATCAAGTTGACGAAAGAGTTTTTTTAAAGTCAGTTGATGAAGCCTATAATAAATCTTTTCAAACTCAGTTTGGATTATATGGAGAAGTCCCTTCTAGTAAGAAGATAAATACGGCTATAAACTATTGGAAGTCTACAATTATAGGCACTCTAGCAATACCTTTTCCAAGATTTGTTTTATCGCAAGCTAAATTTATTAATGATTATATACCTATTCCTTTTTTAGTTAAAGGACAAATAAGCAAACGGGTAGATTTTAGACCACAGACTATATACCCTAACGATAAATATAGATATGAAACAATCGATCCTTTTACTGGGGAACCTATGTTCAAAGCTATTTCTAAGTATTCGGATGCTGAAAACTTTGGTAAAGCTATAGCGGGTACGATAGCTTTAGCTGGAGGTTTTTTATTTGCTTATCATAAAGCAGACCAAGGCTATAATTGGAACGAATATCCTATAGAAAAAACAGGAAAAACTGGCAATATAGCACCCATACTAGGTCCTTTAGCTCTTCATTTTTTGGTTGGAGATTTTATATATAGATTATATTCTGGCAAAGAAGTTGATCTTCCTAAATTTACAAAGGAAGTATCAAAAACTTATGTTGGAACAGATTTAAGAGTATCAAACCCAGTAGCAAAAATATCTAGGTATGCTATTAGAGGAGACTATAAAAAATTAGTAGAGTATGGCTTTGATGTGTTAGCATCCTTTACTTATCCTGCTGCTATATTAAAAGACATTGTAGGTCAATTTGATCCAAGGTCCGCCATGATCCCTGACACTTCTGATTATGAAGGCAACATATTTGAGTTTTTAGGGGTTAAGTTTTCTGAGTCTAGCTTGAAAAGAGCTGCTAGATTTCTTCCTGATTTTGGATTTTTTGATTATGGAAGAGATGCTCCAGAATTTGTTGTTGATGATCAAGAAATTAATGATAAGTATAAAAGTAAAGGAGTTCCTGGTCAAAATATGTACGACAGTCCTTTGTACACTCCTTTTAACAAATATCCTTTACAAGTAGACAATCCTCTTTTTTACAAACAAATTGGGGGTTTAGGTGTTGTTAATGCTAAGAGTACATTACAAAAAGAAATGTCTCGTCTTCAAATTGATGAATTTGAACAGTTTAGAGACTATGAGTTTGAAAATAAATTCATGAAAGTTGTTGTTGCGAGAAGTATGTCTCAAAGCTTTCCAGATGAAATGGAAGCGATTATAGGAAATAAGATACCTACTAATGCGTTAGCTGTTAAAAACAAGTATGCTCGACCTATATATTATAACGACTTAATAAACGATAACGATAGAAGGAATTATATAATAAGCAAGATAAAAAAGAAGAAAGCAAAGATTCGAGAGAATTTGAATAATGAAATGGACAAGGCTCTTCAAGAAGTTAAGTTTTCAGATAACGTAAAAACACAAAATGTTTCTGATTGGCAACTACTAATATATTTAAGAGGTAAGTTTGAGGAGCTTTACAATTCAAAAAGTGATAATAACGTGTATAATTATTATAAATCCCTAAAAAGACTTAATGATGAATATACAGAGGAGCCTTTTGAGGGTTATCCTCTCTATGATCCTAACGGAGAATATCAACAGAAAGAATACGAAAGACGAGAGTTTGATATGCGTAGTATATTGTTAGACATACGAAAAAACAATAAAAGTCCCACAGATAGTCCACAGCTTATAAACGAGATCACAATGACTAAAAAGTTTATAGAAGCTATGAAAAAAGCAGATAAAAGAATAAAATTATTAGAGTAAATAAATTAAAAAAAAAAGAGAGTCATATAAGCGAAGGATAAACACTATAGACTCTCAGTTATTTACTCAGGGCATGTAGTCAACTAACTACTGTCTCCTATCATAAAGATTTATGATTCAATGTCAACCACTTCACAAGCATCTCCACTACAAGCAAACGTTTGTACACCTGCTGTTGTATCTTCTAATTCAAACTTAGTAAGATTTGTCCATGTTATTTCTTTTGGCATTTTTGCATGGGCTTCTTTATATTGTTCTTCGTTTATCTCTTGATAAGGAGCTTGAGGATATACATTATCATCTGTAGGTAAAAAAGATATACCAGAGATATCATCAAAATATTTATATACAAAAGATGCTACATCTACCCATTCTTCATCTCGAACTGAAACAGTACAACTCGGTTTATGCTCGCACCATTCTTCTTGATATATCTTCCACATTAGTAATTGATCGAGTGCAGACATGTCATTTCGTGTAACGCAGTTATCTGGTGACTTGACGGGAAAACTAAAGATAGTGGTGCTTTCGGGTTGATGAACACAAGACTCATAGGGAACACCTTCTTCAATTAGAAGTTTAGTTAATGCATCATTATTGTCTCCTCGGATTGTGCGAATATAGTATTTACTATGCCTTGCATGTATGCCGCTTGCACTATCGCAAAGTTGCGAGACAGTACCAGAGGGCTTGACACAAGTAATCGAAGTGGACTGTTGTATACCTAGCTTGTCTGCGTACTCTTTGTTTGTATTTATTGCTTCTGTTTTCAAAGCTTTTAATATATTTCTTAAATGTTCATTCTTACCATTCGTTAACGTATTATCCATTATACCAGTTAGCGATACTCCTAATAATCTTTCTTCTTCTGTATTCTTCTTCCAAATGTCACGAAGATAAGGAAAGTTAGTTAAGGTAGATTGTGCTGTGCCTAAGATGGTTGCAAGTCTTACTTTTCTTTTTAATGATTCTAAATTATCTGTTGCTCGAATAACTACTTCAGATAAATTACAGAACTGATATGGACGCAAGATAACTTCACTACAAGGATTACAACCAAATTCATGTAAGTATTCTCTTCTTCCTGTTTTCTTTGCTTGATTCTTGGCGGAGAACCGATTGAATATTCCTCTTTCTCCTGCTCTTGATCTAATTAAAGCAGTAAATTCACTCATGAAAGTTTCAGCATCTGGTCTTGCAGACTTATCATCATCTCTTTCCGTTTTGTATACAACGGAATTATTTGATAAATTTAAATAAGATTTATCTATCCAAAACTCTCCAGACTTTGCGTCTCTCATTTCAATATCATCAAGTTCAGATAATGAAATCATGGCACTTCTTCTTACACCACCTACGACAACAACTTGCCCGATCTTACACATCAAACAATGACAATCGTAAGCAGATAGTTGTTTGCCTTTATTCTTAATAAATAAATCTTTAGTAAACTCAAATAAAGAAGCTAAAGGTTCTGGTCCACTTGCTCTTCCACCAAATGTTTTTAACCTAGCACCTTTGGGACGAATCTGACTTAGATCATATCTGAGTATTTTACCTTCATATAAGTTTTCAATAAATTCTCTAAAAGCTACAGCCCACCCTTCTTTTGAATCGTCTACGACTATATTCATTGAGCTTTCAATAAGTTCATTAGGAACTTTAGGTAATGCTTTTACATAGTCATACTCAACTGAAAATCCAACTCCTGTTCCACATAATAATATGTACATCGTTTCATCAAACACACGCACATCATTGACTGGAACATAACAACAATTATATCCTGCTGTATTGTCCCTCTCTAATGCTTTTCCAGCAGTCATTAAGGCTCGCATGGATGGTACAACCTGAAGAGTCAATATAGCCTCGTAGAGGTCTTCTCTGTCCTTCTGAGAGAGAGTTACTTTAGAACATATATAGTCCATATATCTTGATACTGTTTCATCCCATGTTTCTCTTCTTTTTTCATTATCTAACCACTTAGCATAGCGAGAAACAGCGATGAAGTTTTGATAGTCAGAGGGTAGTAAATTTTTATTCATGTTGTAGTACCTTTTTGCTCGATTTATTGTTATTTTTACGAACCATTAAACTAAAATAAATAATTTAATTAGTAAACGTATTTATTAGATCTTTTCGTTTTTTTTATTCATCTCAATAAGATCTTCAATAAAGAATTTAATCTTCTGAAGATCGTATTCGAGATCGACACCTTTTTTTTCACCTAATCGATAACATGCTTTGAAGATATTTCCTCTAGCAAAACTCATGTTTTTATAACTAATTAAATGTTTCAGTTCTGTAGCAGTAGGAGGTAGTTTATAGTAATCAGTTGATCCACCTTTTGAAGTAATCTTTTTTTTACCTGTTGCATTTGAGCTACATATTTCACACTCAGGACAACTTAAATCATCATCTAAAACATGATCGCACATTGCACAGTATTCGTTATGAGATAAAATTTTCATATTTTTTTATTTTTTCTAACGACATCATCCAACATTTTTTTTGCATCTAATGCGGATTTGCTATTCTCATCAAAGTTTTTGTCATTATTCATGACCATTCTATAATTTTTATTAGAAATAAAGTCGTTATATTGTTTTTCTTCTTCTTCATCGAAGTTTAAAAGGTCTTCAATATCTACCCATTCTGCATTTTTAACTTTTTTTATATCATCTACAGTTATATTCTCACAACTATTAAAGGTTTCTAGTAAAGCAAATGCAACTTCATGAAAGCCTGGATCATTTTTTATTGCATTGATTAACATATCTGTTCGTAAGTTGTGTACAATCTCTCTTTTTCTTTTCTCATCCATCGTATTTTCTCCTTTTTGTTTTTAGTTTAACTGTAGTTAATTTTAATTGTTTACCTTTAATGGTTAACCATTTCATGGGGATCACTCGATGTGCATATAAAAAACCTTTTTTATCACACCAATCCGCATAAGTGGTTTTAGAACCTTTATATAGTTTACTATTTACATTACTAAATATAAATCTAATGTCTAGTTCGGGATGTTGTTTTTTTATTTCTAAGTGTTTATATCTATCTTCGCTATCAAAGAAACCTTTTGTTTCTATAATGATACCATTATCTAAAACAAAATCTGGTGTGTAAAGTCGATAACGTAAGTCCTCCCATTCTATTTTAAGAGCTTCATAACGAACTTTTCGTTTACGTTCTCTTAGAAATGATGCAACGCTTTTTTCTAGACCAGATCTATATCTCGCTCGATTGTGTTTTATTATTCTGCTCATTTTCCTCTGCTACCTTTGTGTAGTAAACGATGGGTAACTCTTTTGCTTTCGATACTTTCGAAGGCAACTCCTGCAAATTATCCCAACAATCTTTTTTAAACCTACAGAAGGTGCATTCTTTGGGTAAAATATAATTACCACTAGGTACACCTCTGTAGGTCTCAGGAACATCCTCAAAACATTTTATAAAAGGTTTGTCGTTTGTGATGTAGTCTACTGTTGTTTTAATATTATTCATTACAGCTTCTGTATCTACACCTTCAGCTTGAACATACTTAAAATCACCACTTGCTTTATTTATAACCCACCATCCACCTGGCTCAACGTTAAGAGCTTTTGCATAGCCAACAAGTTGAGAAACATATCCAAAACCATCTTTATCGTTTAAAGAATCAAATGAATTAAACTTATTATTAAAAGACCAAGGGGATGCAGATTTAATATCATCTACAACATTGTTCATAGTTAAATCATACTCACCTGGAACTTCATGGTCTTTTAATTTCAATGAAACCTTATCAGAATCTTTAAAATCTACTTTAGCTTCTCTCATGACTCCTTTAAATACCGCCTCAATCAAATCTCCTAGTAACATATTTAAAACAAAATATGAGGGGAAACCTTCAGCAACTTCAGGTTTATTTTTTTCATACCATAACTGGCATGTAGGTCTTCCAATGTTTGACATTCGAAGTTTAAAGTCTTCTCTTTTTGTTTGTTGAAATTGTTTGATTAAAGATTTCTTGATGTCCTCAGTGATTAGGTCTATGTTTTCGATTGACATAGACCTTTCACCTTTTGAACATTTTTCTAAGAAATCATGGATGCTTAATTCAGCTTCAAAATGTTCCATTAGGATTACTCCTAACTCTCAATTCCATCCGTTTCTATGAACTCTTCAGTTTTATTCTTACTTTCTTCTGATACAAGCTCTTCTTTAAGAGTTCCCTCATACTTTTTATGTTCAGAACTAATGTAATCATTTGTTTGAGTTATGTGTTTAAAAAATAAAGAAGAATTTAATTTGAACTCATCTGTAAGTTCAAAGTCTTTAAAATCAGATATAGAAGGCTCGACTGCATGGAAAGAGATATCTTTTTTGTAAAGTTCTGATTTCATTGTTAGTGTATAGCCAGGAAGCATCCTATGCTTACCTGTTTTCTTTGTAGTCGTTCTAACTAAATTGTCTAACTTTTTGACGCTTGTGGCTTGTGCAGTTTCAAAACACATAGCTAATTGTGTTGGCGAATTATCATCTGCGTCTTTTCTACACCAAACCCCATCTCTGTAAACGACACTATTATTTTCTTGATCTAAAATATTATCACAAGTTGCAATTCCATAAATATGAATCTGTCTACTATTTGCTTTTTTTGCTTCTTTTTGATCGTCACTAAGACTGTTATAGTTTGAATCAAAACCTAGTTTCTTTACACCATTATTAAATCCACCAAACGTATCAATCCGATCTTTAGTATCATTACCCATCAGAAGTGTTTTTCTGTAAACATTTTTTTCTCTATTAAATGGAATCTTAGAATCCTTCTTTTGTGCATAGTAACGTTGATAAGAGTATTGAACATTGTAGATTTGTAATTTAAAATCTTTAACGTAACAAGTCATCTGATCATTAAAATTAAATATAGAGAACCATCCTGGCTCTGCTACAACACTTTTAATTATTTTACCTTCGACTTCAAGCTCATATGAAACAGGTTTACTAAGTAATTTCGTTCTTGGAAGTCTTACAATATCATTTTGTACTGCAGCTGAAGGATCTACCTCTAAAGTAATCATATGTGAAAGTTTTTCTAATTCTTCTAATTCTTGTTTTGTATTTTTTGTAACTAAGTTTGTCATTTAAATTTCCTTTAATTCTAACCAATTATATCCAATTTTTGTTTCTAAAAGTAATGGTACGTTGAAGTGAACCCGAAGGTATTTCAGGATCAAGTCGGGCAGATTTTGATTTATAGATTCGACTGCATCTCTCACTTTTTGATCCTCGCAAGGACTCACATCAACAACCAAACTGTCGTGTACCGAATTTACAATACAACTTTTACAGTTGTCAAGTTGTAAATCCAATTCTATTAAACATATCTGTATTAAATCCGCTGAAGCCAGAGATTGAACAGGGTAGTTTTTAATTCTTGTAAAATGCGTAGGCGTTCCATCCACCTTCCTTTTAATGTCGGGGAAAGAAAACTGTCGCCCTGAAGGTGTAGTTATAAAAGATTTAGACAAGGCAGTGTCTCCCAATTCTTTGTGCCACTTTGAAATGCCTTGATACTTCTCTTGAAAATGTCTTATGTAAGCAGCGTCTGCCTCAGTTTTCCCAAAGGGACTCGAACCAAAGAGAGGTGAAAATGTTCTGCTTTTTGCTTGTCCTCGATTCGTTGGTTGACCTGCATTTGTAAGAAATTTAGCTGTATATGAATGCACATCAAAGCCTGTTTCTATTTCTTTAATAGCTACTTTGTCTTGGCTTAAAAAGGCAGCCACTCGAAATTCGAGCTGAGCAAAGTCTGCTTCAAGAATCTTTCCATCTTCAAACCTTGAAACAAAAACTTTTTTTACTGGAAACGTACCACCCCTTGGCATATTCTGCATATTAGGTTGCCTTCCACTAAATCTGCCAGTCGCAGTAATATGTTGAGTCAGTCCAACGTGTAGGTATCCGTCATCCTTTGTAAAAAGTTCTATAGATTTTAGATAAGTATTTAAGTAACTTTCTAAAGCGGAGTATCTTCTAAGTTTATTTAAGAACTCTTCAGCTAATTTATTATTTATAATTTTAGCTTTAGTTTCTAAAAGTTCTAAAATATCTTTTGATGTATTAAATCCAGAAGCAGACACCCATTTTTTATTTACAGGTGTAAATTTTAAACCTGCTACTTCATCCAGTTTTTCTAAAGTATAGCCCAAAGCATCACAATTTTTACACTTGTTAGGTTTTTTAAACTTAGATCCATCTTTTCTAACTTTGTAGACAAACTTAGCTCCTTTACAAATGTCACAAATGGACGCTTTTGTCTTATACATTACTGTTGAATTTTCATTTATGATGTTTCTTAAAGTTTGATTTTGACTCCAAGGAGTTTCTCTACATTTCCTAAATAAATCTTCACCCCATGATTTTTTACTATTAATCTTTCTTGAAAAAACTATTTGTGAAACTTGTTCTGGTGAATTTAAGTTTAAAGGAGTATCTCCCATGACCTCTTTTATCTTTTTATGTAGCCACTCTAGTATCTCAGATCGCTCTTTCTCAAACTCACTTTTAACTTCTTTAAGAACATCCATATCAACTTTAAAACCATTGATGTACATCTTAGTCAAAACCTTACAAACATTATTTGTGATATCTATTATATTTTTTAAAGGTAAACTTCTCTCAGTTTCCAACTCTTGAGTTAAACATATGTACAAATCTTTAGTAATTTTTAAATCGTATTCTAGATACTCACAAAGTTCTAAATAAGGAATCTGTTTAGTCGTGTACCCTTTCTCAAAGTAAGTTTTTAGTGTGTCTTTCTTTTGATCTAACTCATATCTTTTAGAACATTCTGCCAAGGACAAAGGTTGTTTTAATCCTCTGAGTAACACATACTCACAGAGCATTGTATCAAATATTTCTCCATTATACTTAAAACCACAACACCAGAGCCACTGAAGATCATGTTGTGCATTGTGCATAATTAAAAGCGTTGTTTTATCTAGAATAGATTGAAGTTCCTGTGGATCATCTGGTTTCTCTATTTCATCATGATCAAAAGTAAATATTTTATAATCGTTGGGTTTATCTACATTAACAACTCCAACCATCGTCAATGTGTTTGAATTTTCAAAAGGATCTAAATGTAATTTATTATGTTTTTTTATTGTTGTGTTCTCAACATCTAATACTATTCGCATACTCTCACCTCTATGCTGTATATCTTGAAGTTTCTCCGTCTAAATTTACTGTAATATTGCCATGCCATCCTCCTTTCAATTTGTTTTTAGCTATAATAAGGTATCTAATTGGACTTTGCTCATCGTCTTCGGTAGCGTCTTCTCTTTTACCTATAAGAATCATAAGATCCGCCTCAGCAGCTTTACCTGTTTTTGATCCTTCTAACATAGATTGGTTTAAGGAATAAGAGCGACCCTCTGCTTCTGCCGATAACTGAGACATCCAGATGATTGCACAACCATACTGTTTTCCAATATTCCTTGCATGGATCGCTGCGTCTTTTAAGTAGACATCAGATTTGTCGGAAGTTTTGGTAGCAAACTTATCCCCCATATCTAAAACTACAACGTCTGGTTTTTCTGATTTTACAACTTGTTCAACCCAAGCTAGATCATTACCTGTCGAGTCTTTAAAATGTATATTAGCTTTTACAGAAGCATACTTTTCTTTGTAGCTATCTGTATCCTTTTCTATTGTCTCCCATTTTTCATTATTGGCAGCAGATATGTATCTTTGAACAACTCGATAATACGCTTCTTCATTTGTTAAAATTAAACACTTTGCACCTTGGTGAGCAAACCCCCCAGGAGAAGCAATCAAACTAGCATGAAAACTGGTTTTGCCCATGTTAGGTCTAGCACCGATAATTATTAAATGACCTTTATTAATTCCTTCAATCCTTTTACTTAACGATGGAATATTAAACTTCCATTGTGTCTCTAAGCTATTTAGTTTAGCTATTGTATCTAACGAAATATCTTCCCATTCAATATTCATTGAAGGCATGAAGTCATCATTATGGGTTTCAATTAGATTTCTTAAAGGCTCGAGCGTTTCAACAGTACCATTCAAATAATCAAAGCCTAGATTACTGATTTGCTCACCCAAACTTTGCCTAAACAAATTAGATAAAACATCCTTCGTAACTTCAGGAGTCATAAGTTGTTCCTTATCTAATTTATAAAACAAGTTTTGAAATAGTTCTTTGTTAGAAGTTGTGATTGTAGGATTGTTTGAGAAGAAAAGACCTTCTAACTCTTTTGTTGTAATAGATTTATTATACTTAGACATTGCTTGATCTAATGTAATTTTTATTCTTTTTATATTATTAGTAAATAAACTATTTAAATGTTTACTTTTATAACTTTCGTAGAAATCTTTATTCATTAGTGATTTAAGTAATGTTAGTTCCATGTTAGTCCCCAATCTTGCTTTATTTTTTTATATGTTGTACAAATACTTATCACTTGCTCTGACCCTCTCACCAGCATCATAGTCAGAGTAAGTGACTAACTTTTATTATATCCTCCTCTACTTTATATTTAAGATCATCTTTTAAAGACACTGCAAATACACAAGGATGTTCAGCTTTAAGTTCCTTGGTGTATTTAATTGTTTTCTTTTTTGCATCTGGATCTAAGGCAATTAATACCTTTTTATATTCTTTTAATTTATACTTAGTTTTCTCGGAAAGATTTGTTCCCAAAAGGGCCATGCCATTCACATTACAGATTTTAGAAATTATGATTGCACTAAGTATGTCTTCAACAACTACAACAGTGTTATTGTCCTTTCTTGAAATATAATAGTCTGCATTTGAACCATATCTCAACCATTTTGGATATCCATTATTCAAAGTACGACCAATCGCATCAATTAAAATACCAGAATCATTACGAATAGGAAACACAGCTCTTTTGTCTTTGACATCGTAAGATAAAGATACTTCATCAAGACCCCATTTCGTAATAAAAGCATCCATGAGAGAGTTATCTATGTCATAAGAAACATACTCAGGATACATAAAGATGTCTGATTTGTTTTCTAGATCTGATGGACTTCTTTTCTTGAGAATAAATTCTAAATCTTGTCTTGTATAGCCCGCTTTTACAGCACCTTTTATGTTACAACTTACTCTATAACAATTAAAAATTATTGTACCATCCATCTTTATTGCCGTTAAAGTTCTTCTACCTCCACAAGAAGGACAATTTACTCTAACATTTTCTGATTCATTTAATGTTAGATCTTCAATAAATGTTAAGATATTCATTTTATGTTCCATTTAATGTTAACAAGACCCCTTCGGGGTAATTAAAAAATTAAATTTAATTTGTAAAGGGGTCTATTTGTAAATAATTTTATGTAGTGATAAAACTACCACAGGGTTTTTCTGTCGGATAAGGCAACTAAAGCAGATTTTAGTGTGTGTTTGAGATAAGGTTTTAAGGAACTAGGATTCTGATGACCAGAAACACTCATAATAGAAGCTATATCCTTTCCAGATTCAACCATCTCAGTAACAGCAGTCCTTCTCATATCAGATGCGTATAACTCTGGAGGCAAGTTACACTCTCTCTTAATTCTATTAACATGTCGGGATATTTCTTGTTTTGTGTAGGGTTTATAACCAGAACTGTTCTGTACAAGAGAGGGTGCAACATACTTTGTTATTTCTCCAAACCTCTCTACTTGTTCCCATAGCATTTTCATAAGATTTTTATCGTAAATTGGTAGATGAACTTTTGCTCTTCTTTTAGATTGTTCTAAATTTAATTGTTCTTTTTCAAAATCTATGTTTGACCATTGCAATTCTCGTATATCTCCTATGCGTTGCCCAAAAGAATACGCCATATGCACGATTAAACCTATATTTACTGTCTTCCAGTCTTTATAAGCATGATCTAAGAAGATTTTTACTTGTTCTGGCGTCCAAATTACCTTTCGATTTGTTTCTTTGACCCTTGTAATGCCCATCGTTGGATTATCAGTAATCAATTCTAACTCTTTACCATAATTGAATACCTTTTGAAGCACAGAAAGTGTATAGTTGGCTGTTCTAATGCCTTTATTTAACCATTCATCATAGCCTTGTTTAAAAACAGAGCGAGATAACTCGTTTAATTTGTAATTAGCAATCGTTTTATCATTTACTTTTGTAATTAATGCTCGATTAAGATTGACTTGATAGTCTCGTTTTGTAGTGTCTCTAAGTTTTTTAAAATCATGAGATTCTTTATAGTGTTGTACAAGTGTATAGAAATTACTTTTGTTTGTAATCTTTTTCATTACAATTCCTTTCTTAAATTTTAAATGTAAGTAGTCCTCCCTACAACTGAGTTGGAGTCACTTGTAGGGAGTAGGTTTTTAAGTGTCTTAACACTGCAAAGTCACTCATGCGAAAATGATTAAATATAAACACAAGCCTTTGTTGCAGAGGATATAACGCTCTCACTGCTTACGTTATCGTCAGGAAAGAAATCATAAAGAAACCTGTCGATGGTATATTTTCGCCTATTTTAGGGTGAAAATCTAGTAAAAGTTGATAAAGCTATTTGATTTAAAGAAAACTCTAACGCAGCGATACCAAATACAATAATTAATGTAATATACAAAGCATCTTTTTTCATTGTCATGTGATTCTCTTTCTAATTTTATCTTTTAAATCTTGATAGTCTTTGTCTGACATGTATAAAAATATAAAAAGAATAAGAACTCCTTTAGAACACGAATGAAGATAATCTAAAACATCTCTTGTTTCTTTATTGGCTAGTTCTCTATGTATCTTTTTAAAAAACATGTTTATACTTACTCTTTATTTTCGTTATGCTTGCTAATTAATTCAATAAAATTCTTAGGTCTGAGCAAGGGTCTATTTTCTTTATAAGGTCTATAGAAAACATGATTGCCAACTTCACTCACAAATTCATAGTTACTTTGCCAGTAAGGAGTAATTTGATTACTATGATAATGTGTTACCTCATCGCCGACAACAGAGATGTACTCTCCATTTCTTAACATTAATTCAGCGATAGCTTTAGCTCTTTGATAAGAAAACCTATCCGTCATAGTATCAGATTGCCCATCACACCACCAAGAGAATTGGCAGCCCTGACTATTTTCCTCTAAAACAACAGAACAAATATCATTTGGATGGTCATGAGATGCAACTCTGTTTAAAGTTACTTCAGCTACAGCTATTTGTCCTGCAACCTCTTCTCCCCGAGCTTCAAAGTAGATGTTCGCACTCAAACATAACAATGCAGTTGTCTCTAATATCATTTCATTCTCCTTTACAAAGTATATGAACACGTTTGACAACTTCATCATTGTGCCCACCTATGTGCCAATGATATATATCTCTGATGTCTTTACCATATTTGCCAAGATAGTTTCTACCATTCTTCCAATTATAGATTGTCGCTATAAGTCCATCACTGAATTTTAAAACCCATGTTCCGTCTGTTTTGTAACCATCCCAATCAAAGGGCTCACCAAATAACGTCACTAACTTCTCATAAGAGATTTCGATGTCCCCTCTGAGACACGTTTCATTAATCTCAGTTGAATATTTATCTAATATTTTGTATTCCATTTTCTTTCTCCTTTTATTTTGTTTCTTTCAATTTAGTTTCTTTGATTGCCAATGCAATTTGCATTGGTATTTGTGGCAATACAGCATTGCCTAGTCCTTTTAGTCGCTTTGCACGATCTTTTTTTCCTCTTGCAACTCTTGGTATATCTTCTGGCTCTTGTATAAAACCATCGTGTTGTTGTGGGTTATCACAATCAAGATCTGTCCAACCTCTATCGTATCCCATCAGCCACTCTACCCAATCAGGATTTAGAGAATTTTTTTCTATATTATTTAAATTTTCCTCAACAACTTTTGTACCTAGAGTATGACTCCTCGATCCAGATTGCACACTTGGAGGCACAACATAACCATCTTTAAAATCTCTTGCTCGTGGTGTGGGCCACATCTCTGTCATTTTTTTATATGATCTATGATTCTCCATTTTTGTTTTTGTCATTACCTCTAAGTCTTCTTGTGAAATAATTCCATCAACCATTTTTTTATAGAGGTTTTGATACTGACCTTCGCTACCATGACCATACCCTTTAGTTGTAGGAGTGGGCCACATCTGATCCTTTTCATGCCATTCTGTAACAACGACTGTTGTCATTTCTTTATCGTACTGTATTGTTTTTAAATAAGGTTTTATTTTTTGCCAATCTTCTACAGAAGGATAACTAAATCCAGATTTATCACGCCTAAACCAGTGTTCTATTGTGGTTTTTTTCATGTTTGTTTTTTCAACAAGTTCTTTAATTGAAGTATTATTTCTTAAAAATTCAACAAATTGTTTTTGTTCTGGGAGCTTCGGACGTTGTATCATTTGATAATCTTTATAGACTTTAATTAAATCTGGGTTTTTAACTATTTCTTCCATCATCACTTCGTCACTCAATGTTATTTGAACAGTATGTCCACTGTTTCGTTGGGTTTTCCCTTGAACAAGTTTAGTAGCGTGTTTTAAACTATCTCGTCCATCCTTTGTATCAACTGTCGTGGGTGTTCTCCACATCTTCATCGTTTCTCCATCGACTTGCTCTCTCAAATTACTAGGTTTAGTACGCCCTTTGCGATGACCATTTTGCATTTTTAATGTAGCCTCTTTACTTCTCTGTGGAAGATGATCAAGTGTATTAGGTGTTGCCCACAAACTTGCAGACGATCCAGATTCTTTCTCTTTTGTGGGGAGCACCAACCGAGTAAGCTGGTATATTGAACGTCTGGCAGGTGTATTTTTCATTTTCCATGTCAAGGAGAACTTGGTCGAGTCCCAACGCAATATGACCAGGAACATTTTCAAAAACACACCAAGCGGGTCTTTTGAGTGCAATGATTTTATGTATGTAGGGCCAGATGTGGCGAGGGTCTTCGGTCCCTTTTTGTTTACCTGCAACTGAGAACGGCTGACAGGGATATCCAGAACTGAGGATTGTGTTTGACCATTCAATGTCTGTGGAAATAAATCTTTCTGTGTCATTTGCTAATTCCTTTACATCATTACATATTTTTACGTTTGGAAATCTTTTCTTTAATATATCTCTTGTCCATTCTTCTATATCACAAAATAAAATGGGTTTACTTAGTCCTGCATCCATAAAACCTTTAGCAAACCCCCCTATACCAGAGCATAGGTCAATATGATTCATCATTTTTATTCTCCTTTTGCCTTTCTTTTTCTTTTTGCCTATACATTTTACCATAAGCTCTCATGTAGGCGTTCCAACTTTCTTTGTTGTTTTGTCTCCATTTTTTATTCTGAGATGAACGCTTATCTTTATTCTTTTCATAGTATTGTTTATAATATTCTCTTAAATGATCACGATTATTTTTTCTCCATTCTCTTCGATATTCTCTAAAATACTCTTCTTCAGTTTGATTTTCTTTTTTATTCATGGCAAACCCACTCCCAAGTTACAAAATGTTTTAATAGATCTAGACTTATCGTAGGTTCTTCAGTGTCACCATTATCATCACACCCTAAGACTAATCCTTTATTGACTAAGTAAATTGGAGGTTGATGATGTCGGTTGAACTGCCAAGGATGTGTCACATCAGCATAGAACCCTTCATCATCAACATAGATACCATCAGAACCATAGGGTATCCTCACGACATCAAAAGTTTTACATCCAGTCAGAGTATAGATTTGTTTATAATCTCCATTGTATTTTACCTCTGTTATTTCTTTTAATTCTGGGTTAATTAAAAATGCTTTCATCATCATTCTCCTTTCCATTTTTTACAAAAAGTATTTAACCATTTTGATTGTTCTTCAGTTAATTGAGTACCTTTAGCGTCTATATTCCACATGAGCATTAACTCGGCACTCTCTAATTCTAAATTATTTTTTTCACCCCAATCATTAAACTCTTTATGTAGTCTTTCATTCCAACCCTCATTTGTCATTTTCATTCTCCTTTACTATTTGTAACATCTCTTCAAATGAATTAGTTTCACCAATAAGTCCCATATCCAAACCCTCTTCGGCTTCAATCTCGTTAGGAAATTTTTCTATTATAAATTTATATTTTATGCCCTCACTTTTCATTTCATCACTATTTAAGTCAATGAACCACACTCTAATATTTCCCTTTTTATTTGTGTAGGAAGGTGCAAGGTCGTGTACAAAGGATGAATCTTCGAACCCATTTTTTATGAGATTGTCAATACTACAATTCATATTGTACTTTTTGTATCCATGCCAATTAACTATACTATTTTCCATTCTCAATCCTCCTCACACTCATGGTCGAAGGCATAGGTAGAAGCGATAACGTCCTCGTCTTCCTTACCCTTGACCCAAACGTCAACAACAATGCCCTCGTCTGTCGAATGAATACGCACGGAAAATTTCTTGATTGTGAACCATGCGTTACCATCTAC